ATAGTTTCAGAAACGATTGTTACATTTGATGTAGAGAAATTAATTACATTTGCAATGTATACATTAGCTGATGTATTCGAAGTTAATCCTTTAATATTATCAGCAGTTACAGCCTGTACAAATGAACCTTTTATGTTTTTTAATTGCATAGCTGTACTATTTGCAGTAACAATAACTCCAGCTGCGCTTGAATTAGCTTGAACTACATACTCACCAACAACAAATCCAGTCCCACTTCTATTTCTTATTGAAAGGTTAATGCGTTCAAAATTAGATATACGAGCAGAAGCATCAGCAAACAATGGATTTTCGATTATACCAACTTTACGATAGCTACCATATGTAGGATACTTATATCCTTCATTCTCACCAGTGTCAATGGTCATTGAAATACCAGCGTATCTAGCACCTAATTCTTTATATGCATTTGCGCCATGTCCAGAAAGTGGTGAGATAACAGGAGTAGCAACAGCTCCAGTACCAAACAAATTATTAGAAGTTATAGAAATATTAGCATATGTATAATTTTGACCTGGATTCAACATAACAACAGAATTAATTTCATTTGCTGATAAGAAAGTAGTATTGACGACGGAATACGCTAGAGCGCCAGTACCATCACCAACAATTTTAACAGTTGGTGAAATAACATATTCTGTTAGTTCATTTGGAATATTATATGAAGCAATTAGAGTCGCATTAGCTACTGTTGAATAAGTTGGTAAAGTTTTAATGAATATTTTTTGACCAGATATAAATTCACCTTGTGGTGAAGCTAATGTAATATTTGGAAAAGAAATCGCAGAAACAATATTTGATTTTTGTAAACTAGAAACACCACGAATAAAATTATTAGTACTGGTAGCAAACGTGCCTTGAATTGAACTTAAAATAACAGAGGTAGAATTGCAATAAGAAACGATACCATTAGCACCCTGAACAATATTATCACCACCAACCATATCAACACGTTCACCTACTGTGAACAACAAACTGTTTATAGAAGAGTTGTTGTATTTTAAAGTTACGCTGTTAAGATTGGTGTCAGAAATAATACCGTTAGCTTGAGTTGTTGTAATAGAAGTTGGTAACGCTGCATAAGTAACTTTATATACACTATTAGCAATAGCGTTAGTTGACAATGGATAATTAACAGTAACAATGCTACTATTAACAGTTGTAATACGACGAATGTTAATATTAGCATTTGCGCCAATACGAATATAATCACCAACAGAAAAATTAGCAAATGGTGTTCCACTGTTTGCACTAACAGTATATGTTAATATGGTAGGAATAGCAGTAGCTGTTTCACCAGTAAACGAGTGTCCTGGTTCTTGAATACCAACAGTTAAATCGATTGGAGTTGATGTAGTATTGTTTGCTGCAATTTTAAATCCAGTACTGTTAGCTCCGAGAACATAATAATACGTATTATTAGATAGTCCAGACAGCGCTGTGTTGCCTGCAGCTACATTATAACGTACATAATCACCGTTTGCAAAATACTGAGCATAGCCCTGCAAAGTAATAAAATCACTTGTTGAATTTACGTTATAAAAAGCATCAAAATAGATAGATGGAGGTGAAGACAAAGTAACAGTTGGAGTAAGAGTATATCCAGAACCAGGATTACTTATACTAATAGATGCAATTCTACCAGTTGAGTTAGCAACAGAATTAGCAGTAGCTCCTGTTCCAGTAGTATCATTAACTGAATTAGCTATTGTTACTGTTGCATTTGCTACATATCCAGAACCAGATTTTGTTAATGTTAACGTTCTCAAAATATTAGTTTTGATATCGGCTGAACCAGTTTGAAGTGTACCACTTTGTGAAGTATTATAAAACGGTAGTTCCTGGACGAAATCGTTTGAACTGGATTTAATTGCTCGTATCTGTGTTACGTTTGCATTTAAAATATTAGCAGTAGCAACAGTATCAGACTGTACTATCTGATCTCCTACATTAAAATAACCTTGCTGATAAAGGAAAGAAATATATTCTAGTCTTTGTGTTGCAAGTGTTCCTACGTCAAAAGAACCATTGAAATTTTCGATATTTAAAACAACAGCTGTATCAAATGGCTGTGAAACTGTCACAAGTCTATTCAAACCACTATATGTAATAATGTTCCTTATTTGACCAGCACCAAAACCTGTTTTTAAATAGATAGAAGAATCAACATATCTACCAGTAATCGGAGAAGCTGTATTTGCGATTTGAACTACGAAATTATTTTGAAAGTTTTGTAGATAACCAGTATGATACGCCTGATAATTATTACCAGTGTTTACGAGTTTTATGAAATCGATAGAACCTTTAACAGCGTTATTAGTTACGCTATTATTTGGAGTAACTGGAATATATGAAGAAGAAGTAAATTTAGTATTAGCATTCGATTCAATCGTATACATATACTTCCAAACATACCCATCAGAAGTAGAAAATACACCACTGGTTGTAGTCAACGAAGGTTTTACAATTGAATTAGCGCCATTTTTATTATCGATGCATTTATAAACTTCATAAGCATCTGTCATAACATAAAATTGTTTATCGTAAAGATTTGCTTCAGATTGAGTATAAGAAGAATATACTGTGCCACTTGTCCAGTTATATCTTGGAATCATGTAAGTGACATCTTCTGGTGTAATTAATTTACCAAAAACAAGATCTTTGTAGATAGACTGTTCGTATGAATAAACAGAATCGTCAGCTGTTGTAACAGCTGTATCGTCTTGTTGACCACTAGAATTTACCCAAGAATTAGCCTTACCATAAAATAGATAATACGAATTTTTAGAACTTTCAACATTGTTGATGAAAGAACTAATAGTGTCGATATACTGATTGATCGTTAAAACTGCCATTCTTCAGCCCAATTTATTTTATCTATTTATGATTGCGTAATCGAAAATGTTTTTGGCTTATTGTAATTGTCTACCAAATAACTGTTTAGTGCATATTTACCAAACATTTTCATACCGCTTGGATGTATTAATTCTTTAACATATTTTTCGTAGGTGCTCATCATACGAGAAGCTACAATTTCATATGAAAAACTTTGATAATAATAGCTATCTTGTATATTTATGGTGTCAGAGAGAAAGCTTTTGTTATTTTTCCAATAACCCAATCCTTTACCATTATTATCAACAACAGAAACTCCACTAACAACTACAGAGTTGTTCGGGCTACTCAAATAAAGAGTTTCATTTATATTATAACCATATCCAGAATCAACAACTTCTAATGCAGTAACAACACCTTTGGCAGAACTAGCCTTTGATGTTACGATAGCGTCATAACCATAATAACCATCACGACCGTTGCTTATTCTTAAATTGTAAATATCTGGTTCAATAATGCTAACTATTGGGTTATCAGAGTATCCTTTACCAGGATTTATATTCTTAAGATACGTAATTGTTCCAACTTCAAAATTTCTTATAGTTAATAGCTTATTCAATGGTGTATCTAAATTTGATCTAAACCCGATTCCTGTTGCGTAAGGGAACATCCAATTCGTCATTCTTATTTGAGAATCGATTGTAGCTGTATAGCTATACAAATCACCATATTGAGTTCCTGTCACAATACTACCAGGAATAAATTTACCTTGAATTTGATTTAGTAATACTTCGGAAGTATTAGCTGTAACTACGATACCATTCGCTACGTTTTGAACTTTAACATTTGCTCTGTTAATTTTAATAAGTGCAGAAGAACCACTACTAATAAGAATAGCACCACTAGCTAAATTTGCGTTATTTAAATTAGTATCTGTTCCAGTTATAGAAATACTGTTACCGTCGACATTGTACGCTATTAGATTACTAATACCTAAAAATGTATTTGAGAAAATTTCGCCATTTGCAGCTGCAGAATATAATTGTTGAACGTCAAGTAAACGTGTATTAGCAGAACCTTTTACCTTTTCACCTACGATATATGTTCCAGTCGGACTGCTTATTGAAAAACGAATACCTGCAGCAGAATCTTCCATGGCAGTTTGCGTGTAGTTTGATAATTTATCAGAAACAATTCTGTATACTTGCTTATCAGTTATACCACCAACTTGAAATGATGCTCCAGCTCCATATCCCCCTGTAACACTTACGATAGCATTAACAGAGAAACCATGTCCACCATCGACTAAAGTAAAATCAACCTTACCATTTTCTTCTTTAATAGCTGCTACACGAGCAATACCGCCTTCACCACCAGCATTAATTTTTAATAAATCACCAATATTAAAATTACTTCCACCATTTGTTATACTAATAGATGAAAGCGAACCAAAAATTATAGGAGCATTTTCAAAAGTTATTTCAGGAAAATCATCACAGTATATTTTTTCGTTGAAATTAAAATTTCCTTTTATACCAGACAGTGTCAACACGTTAATAGTTTTGTTATTAACGATTTTTATAAAATAATTTTCTACAGTTGCAAATCCCTCTTTCTTAGAGTATATTCTTCTACCAACTAAGTCAGGTAACAGAGGATGATCGGAAACTTCTATGTAAAATGGTATATACCAAAGAGCTTCTGATGGTTTGAAAATATAATCGCTAGGTATGTATAGAGAAATTTCTTCGTTGAAAAAAATACGAAAAAGCAGTTCATATGCTCTTTGAGTTCCTTTTGATCTATATAACTCTAATATGTGCTTGACTAATAGCTTCTTATCCGCTATAATAGATTCTGGAAGCGATGAAATATATTTATTTTTAAAATACTTGATAAAGCTTTCTGATGTTGAATCAATATCTTTTATCTCGTATATCGAACGAGATAGATTAATAAAATTGTTTTGTTGTTCAGCCCATTCGTAGTATGCTTTTATGAAAGCAATAAAATTCTGTCCTTCTTCTTCGTAGAAACTAGGAAATTGTGAAGCTATAAATGGTGAAATATGTTTTTCTATATTCATGAAGACACTACTGAAACACTAACATTATCGATATCAATTTCAATTAAATCATTTTTTAGAGCATGTAAATCTTCATATTTTGGAGAAGCATAAAAAGAAATACCTACTTCACCTAAGAAATTTGATATAATTAAAGATTTAACAGATATAATAGATCCATTATCATAATCGATAGTTCCAACTTCTGTATAATTTTGAATATTAGAGGCAGTTATTTGTTTCAAATATATTACTTTATTTGTGTTTGAGATATCATAAGTTGAATTAGATCCAGTTCTCACGAATGTGTTTTTATTTGGATTATAATCAGTAAGGATATAAGTGTTTCCGTCATTCAATAAAAATTCGCTACTAATTAATGTTCCTGGCACTATTACGTTATTAAATGCAGTTGAAACAGGAGAATTAATATTTAAAGTTGGTGACGCTATTTTTTTAATTATATTATATACTTGAATACTTTCAATACTAGGATCAGCATTATTTAATGCATTTAAAAATTTCGAAAATCTCATCGATGTATTAAAATCTTGAAGATAAGATGTATTAAATGATTGTACAGCTGTTAAAACCAAACTTTTTATGTCAGCTGGCGACAAATTTGTTTGATCAAAATTTACTGTAGTTATTATTGAAGGGATAACATATAGAAAATTAGGATCTATAATTACTGGTTTAATAGAAATAGAGTTTTTATCTGATAGATAATTTACGATATCAGTTTTTAAAGAATTTGTTATTGTAGCTCCAGAACGACTAACCGCCGAAATAAACACTCTACCATACTCGACAGAATCATATAAAGATTCTCCACCATAGACGTTAACAGCTTTTATTTCTGGAAAATTTTCGAAAACCATATTTCTATAATCGCTATTAGTAATAGCTCTATCTTGTGTTTGATAATGTTTAGGAGCTCTAAAACGTATTGATTCTATAGACTCCATAGAATCACCATTTACTGATTTACTTACGGTTGTAACTCTTACTGTTGCTTGAACATTATTAAATGCGCCGATATCTCTGTCAGTCGTGAATGATGCTACTCCATTACCATCTAATCCATTTGTAATACGGTATGTTATAAGAACAGTAGAATTATTTTGAGGAGTGCGACCGAATACACCATCGCCAAATACTACTTCATAATAACCTTCTAATGTACACTGAACAAAATAAGCAGGAGAAGTGTTAGTTAAACCATATAAATTTGTAGCCTGTTTATAATCGAATACATTTAAACCATCGTTTTCTAAAACAGTAACAGATATACTTGTTGTATCTACGTTTTTATTTGATAAAATAAACTTTTGATTTTCGATAGAATTATCAAAAGTTTGTGTTTCGTTTATGTATGTGCCTTCATAGATAGCTAAATTAGCAATAGAAAAAGCAGTAGATGTTGATGTTAAAATATGAGTTTCTGCAGTAGTATACACATAAGAACCATTAGCATTCTGACCACTAAATTGTGTACCCTTTGGAATTTCTATCGTCTTAGTAGTTCCAGAATTTACTGTAATAGCAAGATTAACTAAAGCTTTTGCTGATCTAGCTGATCTAGGAGTATAGTTCAATTCTTTCGCATGCGAAATAACAGAACTCATCATTTGAGCTGAGTCAAGAAACCCTTCAGAAACAGCCATATTTAAGTAGAAAGAGTTTAAATATGAGTTGTACGAAAGAACATCAAGAAGAACGTTGATGTTTGAACCTTCGAAATCGTAATCTCTGAATACACTTTGAGACTTCAAGTATGTTTTAAAATTTGTTTTTAAAGCGTCAAAATCTAATGATACAAGGCTTAACGAGCTATTTGCCATTATCTTACTCTTTTGAGAATTACGGACAGTTGGATAGGTGTATTACTATTTATTAAAGAGAAAACAACATTTACAGTAAATGCATTTCTATCTGGATTAGGGTAAACATTTACTTCTAACAACAAAGCCCTTGGTTCGTTTTGAGAAATAGTGCTTCTTACAAAGAAAGTTATATTTTCAGCTGTGATAACATCGTTTGGTTCGAATAATGAACGGTAGATATCTGAACCGATTGTAGGCTGGAATAATCTTTCACCTCTGTTGGTAAGTATTAAATTACGAATCGATTGTTTAACAGCGTTTTCGTTAGTAACTTTAGCAAGAGTATTGTTCAAAGGATGCTTGTCGAAATCGTTTAGGAAATCTGTAAAGAACTCCTGTTTTTGTGATTGTGTATATTTGTCTGCTCTTGATGCTACCATTTTATCCGCCTGCAAATACGTTTGAAGAACCAGCTGCTACCGAAGTGCAGCCAGAAATAGCGTCGCCAACTCTACCAGCGCCTTTACCATTAACAAAAACAGTGGTAGAACCTGTAGCGATAGGAGCAGCATGAGATGGGCATGGAGCGCCTGGTAAAAGATGACCAGTGTTATTGTCACCCTGACGACTCCAAGCAATACCATTAACGAATACGTTTGGAGAACCCTGAGCTCTTGTCATCCCAGAACAGTGAGCAACGTCTGCGTCGCCTATCCTTGTTGCTGCTGGCATTATTTCTTTTCCCTCTTCATAAGCTCTTGAAGTTTATCATTCCATTGCTCTATTTCTTCGTGTTGAGCTTCTGTATGTGGTGGTTCAGGAATCTGAGGTAAAAATTTAATTACATAATCAAAAGATTCGGGTATATCTTCATATTTAGTATATGTTTCAAGAATACCATTAATAAGAATAACGAATTCGTGATTCATGGATTAATATCTACCTTGGCGCTCTTTATTGTAATTACTGACGGCTCGATAACAATCGTAGATCCGCCCACTTTCAAAGTTATTTTAGATGTACTTTCAATCAATATATCGTCAGAAGCCCAAATTCTACCTTTACCAGCGTCTACTTGCATATCATAGTTGCCTTCTGATATATTGACGCCATATTCTCCTTTGATCATGTTTACTTTATTACCGTTAACCTGATCAACAAAATCACCAGTATAATTGTGATTTACCGAACCTGTATGATCAGTAACGATATTACCTTCGCTAACGTGAAAAACATCACCATCTGAATGAGTTATCTGAGAGCCTTTTGTACCAACAACACAAACACCTCCACCACCAGAGTATTTGTTTCCTGCTGTTTCTGAATGATCGCTTCCCGCAATAGAAGAACGATTAGATCCGCTTATCTTTGTATCGGTATGACCGTCTGTAGTTTGAGATGTACCATCAGCATTGTAGCTATGTTGTTTACCAACTGTTACTTTAATCTCAGCACCATCAGGACCATGACCAGTATAGTTACCAGTTGGTTGTACTACGAAGAAACTTTCATTCCCAGGATCTAAACTGCGTATTTCTTGACTACCATCCGCCCTTTGAGTAACCCAAAGGTTAGGGTACGTACCTTTGAAAGGTATTTTAGGATGGGCGTTATTTGGATCGTATTCTGTTGCCATATCTCACCTTTATCCGAATGCTGAACCAACAGCTAGTGGACCAGTTCCCTGAATAGCTTCTTGATTATTAATTATATTTTGTGTATCGTTTACAACCGTAGGAGTAGCTCCAAACGATCCTGTTTCTCCTGCTATAGACATATCGCCTTTAGCAACATAATCATTATACGCTTGTATTTGTGCATCTTGCTGCGCTGGTGGCTCTGGTTCTATAGCTTTTTTCATCTCTTTCTTTTTCATCGCAAGTAACGATTGATTTTTAGTAAAATCATTCATAGATCCACCAACTTTACCAACATCTAAAACAGATTTAGGTAAATGACCACCAGTTAATTTATCAATAGCACCAGCTATGTTTGGTATAAGCTTACTAGCCATTCCTATAATCGATTTTAAATCAACACCTTTACCTAATACTTTAGAAAGACCATCAGCTGCAACATCGTCCATTGATTTAGTTAAAGTTGTTGCTAATTTAGTTATATCAGAATTAGATAATGTTCCGCCCTGTGTAAGCTTCGTTAATATTGGCGCTAAGGTTTTAACCATTTGCGCAGCTGAGTTACCTTGCACATGCGCTTGGGCTGAAGAATAGTGTGGTTCTTGACCTCTTAAAGTATAATTTACTCTACCAGAAGTAGGATCTTTCCATTGAATATAACCTGGATATGGTTCTTTATCCAGAGCAAAATATTGCTGGACATATGTAGCAGCTACCGTAGCTACTATCAAATTTGTAGACGGTGAACCTTTTCTTGAATTGATACCTGGTATTGTTGTGCTTATCGCATTCGAATTATATTTACCACCACTACTCATTGCAGATTTAGCTACATTAGCTAACGCACCACGTAATGCATTTTGAACAACTGGTGGTAAGTTAGCTTGTTTTAGCACCTCATTTAAAGGACCCATAACATTAGCTAGTCCTAAATTTTTAGCAAGACCACCAATAGCTCCTTGTATACCACCACTCAATAACTTAGATATGCCTCCAGGACTAGTCATACTCATAATGTTTTGTACTTGTTTAAATCCATCAGCAGCTTCTGGTAATACTCTGCTCTTCTTGTCTGGATCAACCTGTTTTACAATATCAAGAACGTCGGATGTATCGTCTTTTTTAGCAGAAGCTGTCGTTGGCTTTTTTGGTTCTTTAAGCTTCTCATCAACTTTCTCGTTGTTAACAATACCAGTTGCAGGTGTGTATGTAGCTATCGTTTTAAAATCTTCTGATTTCTCGTTGTTGATTTTGTTGATATCGATTTTACTACCGAACAAATTGCTGTATGGGTTTATCGGTACTGGGTCGCTATAGTTTTGAGAAGGACCAGGTATGCTACCTTTCTTAGTATCAATTTCTGGGATACCATCAGTTGTATCCCCACCATCTTTTGGATCACCAGCTTTACCAAGACTACCAAGAATAATTGGAAGCTGATTATCTAAATCGAACCACTCTCCATAAACTTTAGAACCTCTGACTAATCCTAATGGCGACATACCAATTTTACCATAAGCAGCAGAGGTAACAGGCTGCATTGGAATAGCCCAGTGTAGATCTTCGTCCTTGATATTTTCTTTATCGTCATGTCTTCCAAAAATACGTATTTGCACTCTACCAGATTGATCTGGGTCTTTTACATTAACAACCTCTGCTATCCATCTACCAGAACCAAAATCTCTTTCTGTCATTATACGCCTTCCTCAAGATTACCTTTTAACAGTTCTATAACGCAGGTATATCTTGGACGCTCCCCTGCAGTACCAATTTGATGATGTATTCTAGAAATTAAAAATTTACCAGATAACATAGGATCGGTTTGACCATTATCAGTTGTACTTACTTTGTTTGGAATAGCTGCATTTACTGTATATCCAGCTGCTAGTTTAGCGTCGCCATAAACTCTAATTTTCATAGCATTTTGCATCAGGCTTGCAAGGAAAGCTTGTTGATCTGCAGTTTGCTCTGGTATATTTGTTACTGGTCTTTGTGATGTATCGACTGGCATCATAGCCTGTGTTGGTATTTTTGGTTGTTGATATTTCGATTTAAATTCAGATGAATCATAATCGCCTTTACCACCCATTTTAAATTGAGTAGAGTCAGTATCAACGTCTTTTGTTTTATAGGTATGTGTTCTAATATCGAAAGTTGATACTCTTGTTTTACCGCCGATTGAAATACGCTCTGTTGATGAGAACTGTTTAGGTACTTCATATGCAATAATATTGTTATCAGTTTGATTCATAATGCTACTATTAATAGCGTCTGACTGTTGGAAATCTTTAATCGCTTCTTCACCAAACAGTTTTTCAATTGTTGTAAATTTAAACGTTTGATTACCACCATTTCTGGTTTCAAAAAACACATAAGCCGAAGATTTATTCTCATTAGATATACCACGACGACGAATAATATCAGTAGCTTTATATGGATTTTGATGACCAATAATTATCTTCTGTTTACCTTTAGTATCTTCGACCTCTAGAGGTTTTTCGCTCTTCATATAATTTTTATGAATATCTTTTACCATATCAGATATCGGTGAATTGAAGTTTTTTTGTACATAGTTAGTTTTAGAATGAAGAGCTTCTTCAGAAACAACCTTCAATGTATATGTTTTAGCTTTCTGAGTACCTTCAGACTTAACATCTTCGAGCGCATGCAAGGCGAATTTGTAGTTGGCTGATTCACCACCAGGAGCTTTGAAAGAAATTTCAACAGTTTCGTCGCCAGTTATTTTTAATTTACCTAACTGATCGTCTGTATCAAGAACACTAATGTCGCCTATAATACCAGGAGTAAAGATGCTTTCGAATATCGAGGCAGATATAAATGATGATGCAAGATTCAAGCTTCCTCTTTGAGAGGAAAGCGAGAAAGTATCGATTATTATATCCCCAGGATTATATCCGTCAGCCATTTATATTTTCATCAATCTAGTTAGTTCGCTTGAAACTCTCATCGAATATTTACTATCAAGTACATTGATAGATTTCTTCTGTTCGTTTTTCTCTCTTTCAGTTTCATATATCGAAACTGGACTCCAGTAAATTACTTCATTAAGAGGAATATTATCTATTATGTTTGAAGCTGTGCCGAACTTAGCATTAGCAGAGCTTTCTCTTCCTTTTAGATAACTTGTTCCAGAAATTACGACCGTGCTGTTAGCAAGAGAAGTACCGTATATATTTCGAAGTGTAATAGAAGAAGAGTTAGCTATAACAACCTGACCAGTTCCTTTATGAGAAACATCGAAAGTTATGTCGACGATTTCGTTTTTTTTAAAATTAGCGAACGAAGAACTGTTAGCTGTGTATCTTCTTACTGAATTTGTATTAATGACCCAGTCTTGACGAACTCTCTGGTATCCAGATATTACAGTACTGTTATAATATGGTTCCCAATATCTATGAACATTGTTTGCTAATACAGCATACTCTGATACAGATATCTTCTCTTCTTTTTCATACCAGTTATTTCTGTAGAAAGCGATTTTATCTTGGAGAACATCTGTAGTAACGCTGTATTTTTTAACGAGAAAATTATTAAAATCG